ACAGCCTTTTTTAATACTTTTGGATATTTACCTAATGGAACTTCTAATTTTGTAAGAGATTTAAATTTTAATACAAGTATTACTCCTGAAATGGCTACTATGATTTCAATAGGGGCTACCCGAGATGGTAATACTCCTGGATATGATGCAACAGGGTTAAGAACAATTAACGCAGGAACTTTTGATGCTATTAAACCTAACCTTGTTACTACCTCGGGTCAATCCCAAGAAGATGCTGAAAGTACTACTAATAAACAAAAACTAGAAGATGCTAAAGAGAAATATAAAGAAGCTTCTAAAGCTTTAAGTGATTATGCATATTATACTATACGAAGAGACTTAGACCATAGGAATAATAAACAAAAAACTACAGCAGGAAAGATAAATAAAGAGGCTTCTCAAGCTTATGCAAATGCCCAAAAAACACTAATTGAATATAATCAATTAAAAAAGACAAAATCCGCTAATAAACCATTTTCTGGATCCCCTACTATGGGTTTTATTCCATTTGATTTAGGATTAACTATAGATGGTTTATCTGGTGTAAAAATATATAATAAAATAGCAGTAGAAACAGAATTTTTACCTTATAATTATCCTCAAGCTTTAGAATTTATAGTAAAAGGAGTAGATCACACTATTAAAAATAATGATTGGACTACTAATCTAACTACCCTTGCTATCCCTAAAAACCCAGTTGGTGGGGGTAAAGAATCACCTAATTTAGGTGTACCTTCTGGAAAACGCGGTGGCGGCGGAGGTAGTGGAGGCAGTAATCCTGCAGATTGGACCGATAAAACTATTACTAGTGGAAAACCTCTTAACCCTAGGGGACATGATGGTTCTCGTGAATATCCAAAAACTCAACTTTTATTCCATTATTCTGTAACTTGGCAAGCTAATGATAATGGTCAAAATGTTATAGATGTTCTTAATAAAAGGGGACTCTCATACCATTACGTTATTGATGGAGCAGGGAACGTAGAACAATTAGTAACAGACACAACTAGAGCATTCCACGCAGGTACTGAAAACCCTAAACTTAGTGCTAATTCTAAAAGTATTGGTATTAATTTCCAAAATATAGGATATGCTAGGAAGGAATCATCGACAGAAGAAGGTATTATTGGAAAATTTAAAACAAAGAATCAATATACAGGTAATGTTAAATTAGTTAATTACTTAGGCAACCCTGCACCTTATAAAGGACATACTTATTGCCAAGAAATTTCTGATGCCCAATTAAAATCTGTAAAAGATTTAGTAAAAACACTCAAGAAAAACAACTCAGGTATTCCTTCTTATAAATGGGAAGGTAAAAAGACATTCGATCAATTATTCCCACCTGATGGAAAAACAAGTTATGCTACTGATAAACCTGGATTATATACCCACAATTCAAATGTTTTAGGAAAAGCAGATATTTTACCTACTCCTAAAATTGTTAAATTCTTTAAAGAACTAGTATTATAATGGCTTATTATCCTTTATCTCAAATAACACCTAATCTCTATACCGATGGAACCGAATACGAAACACCATCAGGAGAAAATTATACTGGATTTTATTTTAGAACATCTAAAGGAGAACTATTTACAGGAAGAACTCCTCAAGACCAACCTAACTTAAAATTATTTCCTCAACGTCAAAATGTTGAATTTCCTCTTTCAAACGATTCTTTAAGACGTTTTGAAGTTAAAGGAGCATTTAATCCTGGGGATACTGACCCTGATATGGATCCTGATCTTTTAAATGGGCCTATTTACATTTATGATGAGTATGCTTCTTTTAGGGGGTATCCTGAACCTACCTATCTTCCTTATTACTCTCCATCATCCCCAACTGAAAAAGATTATTCTGTAGGAGAATTTAGAAGATACTTTTGTAAAAAAAGAAATCAAGTTATTTATATTGAGATTAATAAAATCCAATATGATAAATTAATTGCACAAGATCCTCAAATATATTGGCAAATGTATAAACCTTTCTTTTTAAACTGGCAAATTACGGGAAATAAACAACAAGTAGCTCAAACCAATAAAAATATAACTGAGTTAAAATCTAAAAGAGAAAAACTCCCAAAACTTGGAGATTACCTAAAAAATGATTATATTAAGTACTATCAAGAATAGTGCTAAATGTATTGGTTAGTAGAAACGGAAGAACAAATTGATTATTTATTAAATAGAGGTTTTGGAGAAGCTTATATGGAGGTAATCCCTATATCTCACAATCAACACCCTGCTATTAATGACGTATCTTTAGTGTATTATAGACCTACTAACGATACTAAAGGTTATATGATATGCGTTAACCATAGTGAAGGATTAAGTGTAAGTAAAACGCGGGTAAACGAGTTATTAGAACAAACAAAAAAGTTATGGACGTTAGATAAAAAAGATACATTATTCTATTTTCCATTAAAAAGCTTGCTCGACGTTAACCTAATCTCTCCTACGTATATACAAGAACCAACAGCAGCACATTCAATTCTAGAACAGCGTTATAATAATAAACAAGATTTGAACCGCATAGTGCCCATAGTTAAGCATTACGAGCGTAGCGAGACAACATATAACGCCATAAAACATAAGTTTAATGAGGTATTATTACCGCATTTTGAGTTCTACAACAAATGGGCTACATTGGCCTTTTTTGGGATAGAGCGTAATGGAATTAAAATAGATAAAGATGAATTCAAAAAACATTTTGACAGGGATCCGCAGGACGAGTTTGTATTTACTTCTTACAATCTTAAAACCCTTACTACAAGGCCTTCCAACAAGTATGATGGTATCAACTACGCGGCTCTCAACAAGGAAAACGGTTGTAGGAAAAGCTTTATTCCTCGTAATGATGTCTTTGTGGAATATGATATTAGCGCCTATCATCCTACTCTTAGCGGGCATCTTATCGACTTTGATTTTGGTGATGATGATATACATAAGACTTTTGCAAGCATGTATGGTGTTGATTACAAAAAGGCTAAGGAATTAACGTTTAAACAACTATACGGAGGAGTTTTTAAGGAATATGAACACCTTGAATACTTTAAAAAAATTAAATTATATATTGATGAGTTATGGGATAACTTTACTGAAAATGGGTGGATAGAATCTCCAATTTCTGGGTATCAGTTTAATGAGGATGAATTAGATAATATGAACCCACAAAAGTTATTTAATTATGTTCTACAAAATTTGGAGACCGCAACAAACATTCGTATATTGATTGAGTTACATAAATTGTTAAGAGGTAAGAAAAGTAAGATAGTATTATATACTTATGATTCGTTCTTATTCGATTTAGATGAAAGTGAAGATTTAATAAAAGAAATTGAACAAGTTTTTAAGAAATATAAAGTTAATGTAAAAAGCAGTTATGGAAGAAATTATGATTTTGGAACCGCCTAGTCATATGTATATGGGATACGATTTTGAAAGATCCCTAAATACAATAGACGTGAATAATAAGTTATTTTGTACATTTGTTAGTGAAGAACTAATAGACGAGCGAGTAAACGAAATTTCTGGATCATATAATATAATGTATAACAAAATGTTTGTTCTTTTTATTAAAAGCACAGGCGAATATGTTGTTACTTATAATGTTGATCAAGGAAATGTAAACGGTATTCCTGAGAATACTATCCTCGTACATAGAAAAAAAGATACTAATACTTTATATACAATCAATGCTCTTAATACATTGATTAAATCTCTTAATAATGGTGTAGTTGATACTAAATTTAGAGTCGACTGGCAACACTACAGAAACTGTATTCTCTTAACCCAGAACAATGAACTAAGACAATTGAATACAAAAGTTCACAATATTATTGATCTTTAGGTTGGTATTTTTAAAAAGTTTTATTATATTTAAATGTTATTATAAATTTGATTAGTTATGGATTTAAACCAAATTAAAAAGCGCCTGGATTCCCTTCAGGCCAAAAGCAACAATCAGGGAAACAACAATGGAAAAAGTTTGTTCTGGAAACCTTCAGTAGGTAAACAAACGGTACGTGTCGTACCTAACAAATTTAACAAAGCAAACCCATTTACCGAAGTATTTTTCTACTACGGTATTGGAAACAAAACGATGATTTCACCTCTAAATTTTGGTGAAAAAGATCCAATTGCTGAGTTCGCAAAACAATTACGTCAAACTAGTGACAAAGATAACTGGCGTTTGGCTAAGAAGCTAGATGCTAAAATGCGTATCTTTGCTCCTGTAGTTGTACGTGGTGAAGAAAGCGAAGGAGTTAAATTGTGGCAGTTTGGTAAAGAAATTTACGAAGCATTCCTACAAATGGCTGCTGATGAGGAAGTAGGTGATTTTACTGATGTAGCTACTGGTCGTGACATTAAA